TGCCAGTTTGCCAATCTGAAGCACAGACGACAAGGCTGGCTCCACCTGTCATTTGTTTGCGTTCACGAGGTTTATGTTTTTTAATATCTTGAATTAAGGCTTCAATATCAGCAACTTCTTGTTTGCCCTTGCGAACTACTTTGCCTTTCCATTGGCGATTAAGAACTCCTAAAGTATCGCCCCAAACATTGAAAAGAACTGGCTCAACTACTTGAAAATGTTCGGGGTCAAGTCCCCACATCCTAAGAACTCCTGACCAATCGGGTGCGTTATCACCCTCCATTGGTTGAGTAGTAACTGTTCCTTCTTCACCTTGCCAAGTGACCCCAGGCAACCAATCTGCTTTTCTATCTCTTGGCAGTAACTTTTGAATCGACTCCATTTCTGAAGTCTTTAATAAATTATTTAAGGCGTCGTCAAGATTTGAGGACATTTACACCCGTCTCTTCCTTGTAATCTTCTTCGATGCCGTCTTAGAACATCTGATGAAGATACTGTAAGACCATAGGCTGACATTAACTGCGCTAATTTAGCAGACTCAACATTTTTGTTAATAAAAATTTCATTGAGTTTCTTTTGAATTGGTTCTTCTAGTTTTGAAACCATGGCGCCAATAGCACAGCCACCATCATTCCTACTACCTACAAGTGCATCTAACTGACTAAAAAAATCATCCTGATTTATTTTTAGACTTGCACCTTGGACATCTGATGCTCCATGGGCGGGTTGCGCTTTCGAAAAGGAGCCTGTCGCATTTCCAGCACCTTTGGAACTCATCGGTTGTTGCGTTTCTGCCATACGGGTCTACCACTCTCTCTTGCGGAGCCGTCGGCTCCTCGTTTACATTCGCACTAGACATCGGAAATTCACCGAGATTAGTGGACGATACTTTGGGTCTACTCCTAACAAGTTTACTGAACCCATTGGTTCAATCCTCATAATATGCACCCCTGAGACGGTTTGTTCAAGCACCGACGCAAGCAAAACACGGATATTTTCTGCTTTGTCTCTAGCCGTTGGATAATCTTCTCGTCCAGCACGACAGATAATTTGAAGCATTGGGTAATCAATTCTGATACCGCCTGAACCCATAGTAAATGTTGGGGAACTGCCAGCGTTCTCATATACCGCTACACACGCATCAGGGCTATCAGGAAGGGTACCTAAAAATATGCTTGTACCAAGGGTTCCTTGAGAAGCATGGGCGCCAAAAGCGCTTGAAGTATTTTGTAGGTAATCACCTACTGATTCAAGAATAGTTGGCATTAGCCCCTGTGACCTTTCTGTATGATGTCGATAATTCTACCCTTTATGTTTTCTTGGATAGTGGACATTGCTTCCATGACTGGCTGTTCAAGATATTTAGCCTGTGTCGGTGGATTGTGATAGTTGCCGATAATTTCATGAACATAGAGAGCGTATGGGGCGGCAGGACCACCATAAAAAATATCTACAAAATAGCCTTGATTTCCCATTTGTGGAGCGGATACTCCACCTGAACCACGAAGAACTCCTGTATCTACTGGAACAAGAATCTGTGATTTAGCAAAAATTAAATTAGCCTCTTCCCATATTGCTTGGGCTATGGCTTGAGGGGTATCGTCTTTGCCAGCCTCGAGAGCATTTACTAACTCTTTATCGCCGAATAAGTCGAGTCTAAAAGACGACTTTGCCATAACTACCGTCCAAATCTGATGACGGTGTGATGCGCTCCGTTTTCGTCTGCGATGTTATCTACTGCATTTATCGTAAAGGTGTCCGCCCCGACGACCATTCTATGATTCACCGTAATTGAGGTTGCGGGACCATAGGTAATGAATCGTCCAATATCAACAACTTCGATACCTTGAACATCTTTAGATTTTGTAGTGTCGTAAATTAAACGACCTGTGACTGTGACATTTGTATTAGCCGCACCAAAAGTTGTTTTGTTGTACTTATCAACTGAGGCTTTGGGTGTAAATACCACAGAGTCCGTCATGAACTCTGCGACTTTAGTATAGATAGCGTCCATGGCTACCCCTACTCAACTATGCGTTTGTCTTGGACATTATTTGGATTGTCGTGAATACCAGCATAAAAGTCGGTATTGAAATCATCAACAATCCTGTCATTTGTAGATTTAAGTGCTTGAGCATTAGACCATGGAGCGGGAGGAGATTTACGCATCTGTCTACGCAATAAACTCTCAGCCAACTCTTTATAGTGAGTAACTTTTGATGAATAAGATTCAGATACCGAAATATCGCCAACGCTCTTAGAACTGCTATCGGCTAGACGGCTAAAGCGAGCAATGAGAATCTCAGCACATTCTCTTGCCGCATTGTAGGCATCATTACTCCACTCCAAAATTACATAATTTAATTCTTCATCGCTAAATAAAGCGTCAGTCGAATCAGTATCGTTAATCAGAAAACGCACATAATTACGGGTGGATGTACTTGGGTCACCCGAGTAGGTAAATGTCATTACATTCCACCTAGCATAAACATTTGAGTACGAGCAAGATTTAAGGCTGTTTTTACATTGACGGCATCGGTATCTGTTGATTCAGAGGCATCGCCTAGACCTGTAATTTTGTAATTTCCAGCGGCTAAAGCATTTCCTAAAGTTCCTGAAGTAATCGTTGCGCTTGTTATTGCTGTAATTGCGGTTAAATTACCAGTTGTAACTACTGTGCCAGTTGTATTAGGAAGAGTAACAATTCGGTCAGCGGTTGGGTCTGCAACCGTTAAAGTAGTTTCAAAACCGTCATTAGTAGTTCCTTCAAAAATAATGTCGGCACCAGCACCAAGGGTTACTGTTGCGGTAAACGATGGAGCGGATTTAAGAATATAATCATCTAACTCATTATCAACATCTGTTGCTAAATTAAGGATGTCGGTATGAACGGCAGGGTTGTCTCCCGCTGTTGGATAGCGTAGACCTTTAGTTGTTGTACCTGCCATGATTTACTCCTTAGTTATTCTATTTCTACCCAAGCGAGGGTATCTTCGTCCCATGAATAACGCTTGTCATCTACTGGCATAGGAGTAGGCGCTTCCCAAAGATAAGTTGCCTCATTTTTTGTCCAAGAAGGGTAAGGCTGAGGAGCAAAGAATCCAACCCCGTCAAACAAGTCGCCAATTCCTGCGTAATTTTTATGGATAGGAAACTTACCGCCTGAGTGAACGCCACCAAAAGTATTGTAAGAAGTTTGTACCCACTCACCACCTAAGTTTTGCTCACACCAGTCAGGACCATCAGCCACAATAACTTGTGTGACAACTCCATTTTCTACTTTTGCGTAGTGACCCATCTTTACTCCTTTTCCTCTCCATAGAGAGTTTGTGTATTTACTAATTTTACCTCACGCTTTGTGACGATTCCGCCTTTATAATCAAGTTGAGTTTTAGCAGTTGTTTCATTATCAGCAATAATATGCACTATCATTATTACTTCATAACTAAAACACTTAGTTGATTTTATTTCTTTAATTTTACTTACATTATCTTTAGCCATAAGACCTCTCATTAGATTGCGTACCGAATGATAACAACACCTGAAGCAGCATTTCCTTTTCCGCCCTGCCAACCACCACCACCACCTGAGCCTGAGTTGGCTAAAGCGGCAGTTCCAGTCATTACATAAGAACCTGAGTTACCTTCCTGACCGCCACCAAGACCACCAGTACCACCAAGACCACCCGAACCACCTAGTGTTCCGCCACCACCGCCACCTGCAAAGTAACGGTCTGAGCCTGATAATTGTCCCATAGAAGTAGCGTTTCCAAATGCGGTTAAGAGTGCTGAAGTTGCACCATTACCGCCATCTTTTATACTTCCACTACTCGAATTCTCATTACGGTCTCCACCACCACCTGCGGCACCAGCACCACCACCACCGCCAGAAATCCACATACCAGATTGGTAGGCAAAAGAACCGCCACCATTGTTACCACCAGTAGTTCCAAATCCACCAGCCGAGCCTGTGTTTGGACCATTTCCAGCACCGCTACCACCACCACCTGAGCCACCATTAGAACCATCATTATCAGGTAAAGAAACTCCTGCTCCACCACCGCCACCTGTACTTGTTACGGAATTAAAACTTGAGTCAGAACCATTTGGAGCAGAACCAGTATTTTCACCAAAAGTACCTTTACCTCCTGCGCCAACCACAACAGGATAACTTCCAGCACTTATACTAGTTGAAGTTGCAGTTCTAAGTGCGCCAGCACCACCTCCGCCACCTAAGTCATTACCACCAGCACCTCCACCAGCAACAATCATATAATCACAAGTTACAGTTGATTGCGGAATAAATGTTCCTGACCCCTTAAATAAATGATAAACATATCCACCAGTAATAAATATCTCGCCACCTCTTGCTTTTATTGAGGCTGAAATTGTATTTGTAGAAAATGTGCCTGAACTATTAAAAGTATGAATGTAATAACCAGCACTTGAATTTACAATTTCGCCACCTGTTGCAAGTTGAGTTGGAGAAAGGTATCTTAATATAACAATTCCCGAGCCTCCAGTAGCACCAGGAACACCAGCGAAACCGCTACTTCCACCTCCACCGCCACCAGTATTTTCACTACCAGCGGTTCCCATAGATGTTGCACTTGCCGCACCTCCGCCACCATTTCCACCTGCTCCAGCAGGAACTCCATATCCAGTTGCACCACCGCCACCACCAGCGTAAACAACTGATGAGCCAGTAATTGAAACAGCCCTTCCTGCTCCACCTACTCCACCTGATGAACTACTGCCATTTCCACCAACTGCACTAGCACCGCCTCCACCACCTGCTGCACGGTCAGGAGAAGCCATACCAGTTCCACCTGCAAAACCTTGAGTAGCATTTGCAGCACCTCCAGTTCCAGCGCCAGTTGCTGAACCACCTCCACCGCCTGAACCACCTGCTGAAGAAGAAGTTGGACCAGCGCCTCCACCGCCTCCAAGTGAGGTAATTGATAATGTTGAACCAATTACTGAGGAATTATTACCAACTGAGCCATCGCCATTATTGGTTGAATATACATTGCCAAATCCTCCTGCTCCAACTGTAACTGTGTAGTTGGTACTCATTGTAATTAAATCAGCAGTTTCAACTGCTCCAGTAGTACCACCGCTTGCGGTTACTGTTGAACGCAAACCACCAGCGCCACCACCGCCACCACCTTCAAGATTATTGCCTCGACCACCACCGCCACCACCTGCAACAACAAGATAGTCAAGGGTTGGGGTTGAGGGACCAAAAGTACGCAACCCTCCGAAACCACTAGCAGAGCCACCTGCTCGAGAAGCAATAATTGGCATTATTAAATCTCCTTTAGGCGAACTTGGTTTGAGTTTCTAAGACAGTAAATGTAGCAGAGGCGGTCTTGATAATAGTGAAAGAGTAGGCATCGATAGCCGAGGCATTACCACCTGTAATAGCGGCAGGGACTTTTGGACTTACCGCATTTCCATCAATAGTAATTGCGTTTGGATAGTAAGCAGTTGTTCCATTTGTATTGAGCCATACAAGAGTAATTGTATCTCCAACTGGTAGGGCAGTATCAAGAGATACGGAAGAACTGTATCTAAAGTTAAGAGTATGGTTTGCTGTTGCGTTTGAGGTGTAGTACCAAATCGAAGCAGTATCTACATCAAAGTTAATAGTTCCAGTTGCCGCAGAAGCCACAACATTTATATCTTCTTCAACACCTTTAAGTACAGGGTCTTTGAAAGTTCCGCCTGTAACAACAGGTGAAGTCAAAGTCTTATTTGTTAATGTGGTCGTAGATGAGGCGGTTACTGTAATGTCGCTTGTAAGAGCAACCGTACCTGTTGAATCAGGGAAGGTAATTGTTCTATCTGCTGTTGGGTCTGTGATTGCTAGTGTTGTTTCAAAAGCATCTGCTGTTGCACCTTCAAAAACTACTGAGCCATCATTAAAGGTTGCTCCAGTAATTACTGGGCTTGTTAGTGTTTTATTTGTAAAGGTTGTTGTTGAAGATTCCGTAACTGTAATATCGCTAGTTAATGCAACTGTTCCTGTTGAATCAGGAAGAGTAATTGTGCGGTCAGCGGTTGGGTCTCCACCTGAGAGAGTCATCTCAAAAGCGTTGTCAGTTGTTCCTTCAAGAACAATGTTGTTACCAAACTTGATTTCAAGACCAGCCTGTGCGCCTGTAAAAGTCGCATTATTGATTACTGGTGCTTCAAGAGTTTTGTTACTAAGGGTGGCTACCGCATCAGCGGTTATGCCAGCGCCTCCGTTAGTGGTAATTGCCATATTATGCTATCTCGCTTCCGAACGCATTGAAAGAGATATTGGCGCTTGATGCGTAAACAGTTACAACATCTGAAGCGTCAATGGTTAGACCTAAAGTATAAGCCGCAGTTGTATTGGCTTGAATAGTAGCGTCGTACACTACATAGTGTTCAGGAGCAAGTGTCGCTCCATTTGGACGCACAGCGATTCTGTAAGTTCCTGATGTACCTGCTTGGTTACAAATTGTGATGGTTGAGATAACCGTTTGTGTTAGAGCAGGGCAGGTATACAGAGTTGTAGCAGTCGTGGCTGAGGGATTGGATTGACCCAATACCTTGTAAGTAGTTGCCATACGGTTATCCTCCGATTAGAAGTAATGGACTGATTGTACCAGTCGAGTTATTGGTGGCTATTGTCGCACTTGCGGATGCGCTTGCTTCTGATGCTTCAGCCAAGGTGACAAAGGCAGAAATGTCTGCGCCATCTAAACTGTAAGTACCAGCCGTTAATGCGGTATATGTGGCAAAAGCCGTATCTAACGCTGTATAAGTAGCGTAGGTACTGCCGATATACCAATACTTTCCTGAAGCAAGAATCTTGTCTGTGGTTTGATTTATTTCTACATCTAAAGCATCAATGTCGTCTTCAAGGCTTGCAAAACTTGTTTCATCAATAGCCTGAACAAAGTTCTCGCTAAGGGTTGGTGTAGGGCTTAAATCTGCTAAATCAAGGGAGCCTACGGTGTTGTAAGGAACTGAAATTGTGTATGTTCTACCCCCAGGAAAAGACTCTTCAACTGTATAGGTAAAAGGGTTAGGAACAATATCGGGGTCATTTGTGGCTGGAAGGGTAACGCTAAATGCACCTGCACTTAAAGGAACTACGATGCTGGATGGTGCAACCATTTGGTCATCTGTACCGTTACGAAGAACATCGCCAAGGGTAAAACGAACCTGACCTTGAATGGCTGTGCCTTCATAATCAACATAATTACCAGTAATGTTCACCGTGCTTAATGAGGGTGCGAGCGCCATCAGCAACCTGCCAAAAAGAATAAATCAAAACCTGAAGCCACAAGATTTTCTGCTGTTTGTTTATGGGTTAAAGAATTAGCAACTGCGGTTGATAAATCATCTGTATAAGTCTCAGCATCATCTGTCGTAACTTCTAATTCTGTTAATAAAGTATTTGCTGTGTTATATCGGGCAATGGGTACATACGGTTCAACAGCCATTTTAGACTCCCATCATCATCAACTGGTTGGTGTTGTAATTGGCTAAAGAACCAGCCGCTTTTGAAGCATCGCTGGCATAAGTAGCGGCGTCATCTGCCTCTTCATCTGCGTCTACAACTAACACACGGATGCTCTCAGCATCGTTATATCGGGCTAATAGAGCCTGATATTGGTCTACCGATACATAAGAAGCGGCGTCCGCTGAATCGAGCGCAGGAAGCAAATCTGCAAGGTTTTGGGTGGTTCCTGCAACTGATAGCGGGAGAGCCAATTCGATTGTGCGTCCGCCTGTAAAATTTTCTTCAAAAGTATAAATAAAAGGTTGAGGTGTTACATCGGTATCGCTGGTGACTGGCAAGACAACAGAAAAAGAACCCGTGGCATCAAAAGTTTTTTGAATTACAACAGGAATGATAATTACATTCTGTGTAACTTCTTTTAGAATCGTTTGTGGGGTGATATTGATTGAGCCACGAACAGGGTTACCGCTCAAATCTACATAAGTCCCAACAACCGTACAGGTAGATAATGTTGTCGGTAAAGCCATTTATCAGGTGCCTTGACGAATGATATTTACAGTTTGTGTTCCTGTTGTTACCACAGCATACAGTTTTTCATCGTCTTGTAGTTCTACTGAAAAATTAGTATCTGCTTTAAGAAGGTAACCATAACTTGTTGTAGTTACGCCTTCTCCACCTAAATAAACATCTGCGCCACCTGAAGGATTTTGAACATTGATGGTCTGACCGTCTTTGCCATCATAGTCGGAAGTAAGTTTAGTAGCGGTGGTTCCTACTGAAACTCTTTGGTGTGATACAGCCATATAAACTCCTAAGAAAGAAAAGGGCGACCCATTTTACCGAATCGCCCTTTGCACTATTCAGCGACTTCTTTTGTTTTCTTTGTAGCCTTTGGCTTTGGAGCCTCTGCTACTTCTTCAACTGCTTTTGGAGCATTGTCTTCAATCAATTTGATGTAACGGTTATTAGCCAATGCCTTAGCATGGCGCCAACCTTTGACTTCTACGATGTCTCCAGCCACAAGTTTGCGACCATCAACAATCATTGATTTAAGAATTTGTGCTTTCATATTATTCAGTTGTGTCAATCCAGCAATATGAGAATGTTGCTTCTGCTTGGTTGATTGCACCCGCTGTTGGATTGTAAAGATAAATTGATACTGTATCTGCCGCTGTTACAGAGGCTCCACAGAAAATCAAATCATCGTTCAAATCTGCTGGTGGATTCACAATGATGATGTCAGTTGTAGCCGCACCAGTTAGTGTGAATGTTGTTGCGCCACGAGTTGTAGCGTTGAGGTTAGCAGGGTCGATTGCTACTGTACCGAATTCGATACCGTAAACCATATCGTTGTCGCCAATTTGTAGAGCGCCAACTGCCGCTTCGCCTTTTGTAAGTCTGTTTACTAATGCCATTTATTTCTCCTAAAT